TCTTCGATTATTTCTCTTCTTATGTTCTTCATGGACATCCTCAGGGTGAGTCCGAGCCGATTCGACATGTTCACCGGAAAGTTCCAAATTGCTTACAGGGGAATGATTCTCTTCTCTTTCTTCCGAAGAAGCCAGGGGTTCCGTCTCTTCCACTTTCATCATAGCCTTCTTCACAGGATCATAAACAAAACGAACTTGATTGTCGTTCTTTTTCATCTCCCTGCGCATAAGCTGAGGATTGTCATTTCGGAAACTTTCATGCTTTATTTCCGGAATGCTTTCCGTTTTATCCTCAATATGCCCCTCTTCCTTCATTTCTTCTTTTATAGCTTCGGAACCATCCGAAACCGCATCCGGAGTAGATTCCAAAATAAGAGAATCCTCCTCTTCCCTATTCCTCTTTAAGGCCAGCTCTTCTTTGATTTCCTCCACCAGGTCGACGAGTTCCGTTTCCTCCACGGAATATCCGTTTTCCTGTTCCGGCTTTGCCAAAGGATTCGGCAAAATTTCGACCGGTGCCAAATGTTTGCTTAAATCATAGTTAATCTGTTTTTTTCTTCTCCAATAATTGCTTCTGCTTAAAGTTGGCCTGGTAGGAATATTATTCATCGTTTCAAAGGATTCCGTCAGCAGTGCTTTTTGACTCCGGTCCTTTGCTCTTCGGATTCTTTCATCATCATTTGCTACGGAATTTAAGAAACATTCCTCTATGGTTTCTCCCAAAAGAATTTCCGCACCTCTTAAGCTATGCCAAAAGTCTCGAACCGCTGCATAGCCCTTGTCCTTGGAAACAATGCAAATCTTTTCTCCTGTATCCAAAAACATTCCCGTTGTGGAAGCAATGTACATATCCAATGCATTGCTGTGCTGTTTTAAAAGCTTCACCATTCTTACATGGACAGCCTTTTCCTTTAAATCCTCTACTACGCCCTTCTGTAAAGCAGAATTTTCATCACTGTAGTACACTACCAAGGTATCCTGCTCTGTCAGATAATGATACCCTTCAAAGCCGCTGGCATGGGTATTTTCAAAATCCACTAAAAAAATCACAACTTATTCTCCTTTTTCACATAAAGTCATCGTTATGATTATCCTGGGATAAAAAGCCGAAGAATTCTCCTTCATCCAATTTTCGGAGAATAAGCTTAGCTTCCTCCAAAGGACAAGGCAGTGCTCCCTCTTTACAATATAGAACTTCAGAAATCATCACCACGGTTTCCGCATTTTCCTGCTTCAGACTGGGAACCAGCACAAAATCTCCCACGGAAATATTGTCCTCTAAGCTCCTAAAATAACTAGGCTTTCCATTCGGTTCAGATAAACAGCTTAGAAAAATATGTTCTCCTTCTTTCACACCATGTCGATACAGTCTTGGATCAAAAAGAGAACCGAATACACCGTAGTAGGACAGAGTCTTATGAAAGTCCTCCAATAAGTCTTCCCAGTCATCCGGAAGGCCATAGCGATCATAGGACCTCTTTACCTGAAAATACCGACCATCCCGATATTGAATTGTAATCTCTAAAAGGGCCGGACTCTCTTCCCCTATGCTTCCCTCACTCTGATCATAATGTTGAAAATAGCGTTCTATATTGCCCAAAAGATAATCCACGATTTTGGGTATAAAGTACTCATGCTTTACCGAAGGAAGCTTATTCATGTTCTGCAGGTAAACAAGGCTTTGACTTTCTCTGGAAAGAAGCAGGGTTTCTTCAAAAAAGACATCCTCTCTTTCTTCTTTCTGTGTCAAAGGATTCCAGCTTACATTCTCCCTTTCCTCTTCCACACGTAAGGAAAAACGCATAATCTGATGAGAATTCGCGCTGTTCACTTCAGCCGTCAGTCTGTTTAAAGAAGCAATAAAACGGTTCCAACTTCCCGGAACACTATTAATCCCTTGATACTCTTTCGCCTCTTGATTCTCTTCTTTATACAGCAAAAACCAACGGAAGGAAAATGCAGGAATACCTCCTTTTTTTTCCTGAAAATAGCTACGCTTCCACTTCGGTATGGCACACTCATCTAAAGAGTTTAAGAAGCTTTCCGAAGATTCTTTGGGCACATTCAAGACAAGAGCCGGACCCTCATCCTCTACAGGCGCATCATAGGCATACTTAATCCGACCATTCTTCATCCAAATGTTCAATGAGCTTTCCCCTACACCCAGTCCGTCCAGCTTTAAATTCAAGTACTCCAGCATGAAGCCTCTCCTTTCTCTTTAGTTAGCTTCATTATAACGTATCGTTTCGAAAAATACAGCAAAGTTCTAAAAAATAATGCTTGATTTTCAAAAAAGCTAATGGTATACTGGCACAGTTGATTGAGACGAGGTGTGATAATGGTAGTCGGCCAGCCTGGAAAGTTGGTGCCCGTTCTGCGGGTTGTGGGTTCAAGTCCCATCCTCGTCGCTATGATAAAAAGCTAGGATTTATGCGAATAACGGCATAAAACCTAGCTTTTTTCCTGCTTTTTATTACTTTTTAGTAATCTCTATGCACCGAAAAAGGAAACCATTTTACCCGTTTTTCGGATAAATTTGGTCATGAATTGGTCACGGCCATCACTCTACAATCTCAACGCCTTCCATCCGACCGGTAAACAGGGATTTAAAGGAGTCATAGGCACCATCTGCACCTACAAAATCATAGCCGTCACCTTTCGCTTTTCTGACTTTGGCATTGGTAGCCATCAAGCCAGACTTGGTCAAGTAGTACCACTTGCCTTTATCCTGCAGCCATTGAGAAGAAAGCATACCGCCATCCTCTCCAAGATAATACCAGCCTTCCTCAGACTTGAACCAGCCCTTTATCATGAAGCCACTGTTATCGAACACATACCACCTACCATTGATATACTCAAATTTGCCGCATACAGGCGCGTTATCCTTGTAGTACAGCCATTTATCATTCTGCCGAATCCAGCCCTCTTTCTGTGGCTCCTGCTGCACTACGGAAGCTTTTCTTTCTTGATGGAGTTTGCAAGCCTGATAGAAACACCAGCTTACCAGTTCACCGCACCACGGCTCAGAGATAACCTTTCCGTGGTTATACCATACGCCATACTTAGTATAGTTATTCTTTCCTCTGTTGGCGTGCTTGTCCTCTAAGTTTCGTGGAGTAGCCTTTTCTTCGTAGCCGATTTCTCCCCTAACCACTTCCAGAAACTCCTCTACAGAGCAAGTCTCATCGTCAAAGATAGGTCTACCGAAGCCGCAAGGCCAAGACCTATCGCCTACCTTGAAATTCCGATAAATCTTTCTCCGGCACTCTCCGCCGTTTCTATCCTTGTCTGCTCCGGATGTATTTCCTTCAACTGCAGCTAAATCAGGCAAAGGCACTTCGTCTACTACTCCTGTGTGCCCGATTCTTCCTAGCGCTTCACTGAAATAGAAGATAACATCCCCTTTCTGCGGCTGCTTATGCCAGCGCCCTGCTCTTTTAAATTGCCCTGCTCCATCGGGTGTAAATTTGAAGTAGTCACCGCATAAGGCTCTCTGTCCTCTTTGATATGGATTCATAAGTATTTCCTTCCTATTTAAAAAGTTTACGGTACAAAAAAAAGGGGAGAACAATGTCTCCCCAAGGTTTTTACTTCTGCAAGCCGATTCCGGGACCTGTGAAATTATCCGGATTCGGAGTTACTCCGGGTCCATGCTCCACATCGTCCTCACCTTTGCCGCGGCCATAGCCTACTGGATGAGGGCTGTTATCCGCCTTGTTGTCCTTTACAGGCACTTCCTGTCTCTTTGCATCCTCATCAATACCAGGGTATCTCTCCATAGGTCCATTCTTTCTCATAGTAAATTCCTCTCTTTCTTAGATGAAAAAAGCTTAGTCGCATAGGGCGGCTAAGCTGTGTAACCAAAACTCTTTAATATTGCTTTAAAAACCTCATATACACCGATGGATGCGATGCCAGAAACGCCTCCGATGGCGACAGCTCTGATAATATCTTTCGCCGGAAAGCCCGGCATAACAACCATGGCGATTGCTCCTAATCCCATCCCGATAAATCCGCAGATGTATGGGATATAATCCTTATCGGATTCCTTGATGATACCTCTCCACTTAAGGACTTGCACAGCAATACAAATTGCTATTGCGATCTCCATAACCGGAGCAACTTCAAACTGCTGAAAAAGTGTTAAATCCATTTTTCTTTCCTCTCTTTCTTATTTGTAAAAATAAAAATAGCGTGGGGGCAAACCCTACGCTATCTTGATACCTTTAGGAGCAATTCCTATAAGCCACAATATTCTTTTATGCCTCTCTGCAGCACAGCAGAGAAATTTACATTCCGCTCTTCCGCTATGTCATTTAGCCACTTCGGAATGGTTAGTGTCTTCTTCACAGCTTGATTGCTAACCTTATCCCTAATTAAGTCCGGCCAAGCCTCAATAAAATAAACATTCTTCGAAGAATCCTCCGGAACCGTGGCGCTAGGCAAGTCTTTCCCATGCTTTAAATAGGAAAAAAGTAACGCCCCCAGTAAATCTCTTGCATTTGTAATTGCTTCTTCCAGACTATCTCCATCAGTGAACCCTTCCGGAAAGTCTGTAAACTGTACCTGATACCCCTCTTCATCTTGCGAGATCTCACAAGGATAGAAAACCTTTTGCATATACGCCCTCCTTTAGTAGTAGCCGGGGCTAAAATTTCAGCCCCGTTATCCTTTCGATACTCGACAATGTTCCGTTCTTCATTACCTTCTTATCACATTTGACAGGACACATTTTTCCATCTTTGTAATAGATTTCATGAGAGCCGGTAGTATGGTCTAAAACCCAACCATTCTTTTTCAATGTCTTAGCTACTTCTCTGTAAGGTATATTCTTTGACATGTCATCCTCCTTACGGAATCTATAATACGTGTTATTCAGACGTATGTCAAGGAATATTTTACTTAATCGTAAAAAGGGTTATCTGAATAGTAAAAGCGTTTTACTACCTTGTAAAAGTGTTATTGCGGAGTCGCTCCCTATACTTCTCTTGAATGAAAGCGACCGTTTCCTCCGTAATGTGATTTTTAAAATTTTCGTGGCTTTTGCAGTACCGCTCGTAATTGTCAATGTCGAGCAATGCCTGGTCGAAAGTATCTTTGCTATGTGTTCTTCCTTCAAGCAGCTCATCTCCAAAACGGAGAATCCTTACCCTTGCCGCTATGGCTCTTGTTTCCTCAACGGATTCAGCAACAGCTTCAATCTTGTCGCTTAATACTTCAACCCGGTCAACTAAGGCTTTCTGCGATTCTGCAAATTCTCGGGTAAGGATTTTCCCAATAAAGGTGAGGATTGCCGTCCATGGCTTTTTGTCTTTCGGAGCGAATTTTTCAATCAGGGTGATTGTCCCAAGAAAAAGCCACCCTAGCGACTGGATAATGACTCCAAAGTCCACCAAGCTAAAAAATGCGTTAAAATCTATCATCCATTTTCTGCCCCTTTCTCTTCTGCCGCGATACGAAGAATCTCTTCCTCCTGTGCTTTGGTAATCCATCCCTTAGCTACAGCCCTGTCAAGAAGTCTCTTATTAAGCTTTCCTTCTTCTGCCAAGCCTTTTAAATAATCAAACATTATTCACCTCCTAGTGTGTCGAGTACAAGCGTGTCAATTACCGCTTTGAGTTCGGCATTTTTTCTTGCCAGCTCTGCAATCTGCTCCGCCTGCGAAGAAATCCTTTCGGCTTTCTCTTCTCCTACACGGACAAACTGCAGCTCTCCTTTTTCATCTCTTAGCTCCCTCA